CCACCGAGATCTACACGCGTAAGATCGTCGGCAGCGTCAGATGTGTATAAGAGACAGGCTTTCGTTGAGCGGGTGTTTGCGGCGACTTCAGCATCTATCTCAGAGACCAAGCTCGCCTGAGCCTTCCCTGCGGCCTTCTGCATATTGATCCACTCGGCCAAAGCCTCAGTTTCAAATTCTGTGAGTTGTTTGGCCTTCTCCCGCGCGGTAAGTTCGCCTTTCACGAAAGCCATCTTCTCTTTCAGCTTGGCAATCTCAAGTTTCTTCACTTCCACGGAACCCTGCGCGGCAACAGTCAGTTTTCTCGCAGACTCCAAAGCGGCCTCATTCGCCTTCTTCACCTCTTCAGTAACAGGTAGTAGCTCGACCAATGGTCCTAGCATGTGTGTAGCAAAACCTTTCTCGAAGGTTACCGGCTGCTCCCCCCCTGAAAACGCCTTACGTTGTGCGTCCCTTGCTTCTTGTAGCTTTACCTCTAATTCTTTCAGTTCCTTTTCAGCATCTTTAAGTTCAAACCCGAACATCTTGCCCAACAGTTCATGGCTGTACGCCCCAACACCAGCAGCGCCGGACTTAAAGCTGTCGTGCAGAAGATCCACGTTTGTCTTCATGTCCTTTAATGCCTTACCACCAGCGAACAAATCTGGGATAAGCACTGAAGTGATAGCCGCGCCGGCCGCAATGAAGGCACCAATGATTGCGCCACCAGAACCAAACACTGAGGCCATCTGAGACCCCTGTTGACCGAGAACCATCATAACATTGGTTCCCATCTGCATCTGAACCGCGACATCTTGAATCTGATAACCAAGTTGACCAAACTGCGCTCGCAACTGTCTAGTTACAGTACGGTGCTTGGCACCTTTCTTCATCGCGTTATTATGCGCGTTTTCGTACTTCTTGAGGTTGTTGGTTGCGGAGTTGAGCGCGGCCTTGGTTTCATCCTTGGCCGTGATTATCGTTTCAATCTTGTCTGGCATGTCTCTCTTCCTCTAACCTAAAGTATTCAAACCACTCTAGGTATTCAGTATAGGGCATATCGTCCAGCAGGTAAACGGGGGTACGCAAATGACTTGCTACTTGGAATAGTCCGTATCGTAGCAAGTCATTGGCTAGTTTTTTGGGTCGTCCTCAGTCTGCAATACTGCCCCAGCAACTCGACGAATGAACAGGCTGTCCTCTCGCATGAGCATCGGTTTGTGTGCAACCGTGAACTCAGGGTCTCCTGCTTCATCCAGAACCTTCATAATGATGAGGTCAACCAGTGCCTCGTCGTTGTCGGTACCGAGGAAGTCCCCATGCTTCTTCTGCAACTTGGACATCTCTTTTACTGAGAGAGGCGTAGCATAAATGGCCTTCTCGACCCCCTCCACTTCTCGTGGAGTAGGGGCGCGGTCAGAGGATCGTTTCTCTACTAAATCAAGAAGCCCCATGCTAGCTCACTGCCGCTTCAGTCAGCGCACCAGTACCTTGGAACGAGAACGTAGCTTGCACTGTGTCCCCAAGGCTGTTGGAGATAGGGGCGCTGTTCACAATGGCATCACCGGACAACTTAATATCGCCAGTGGTCTCACCTAGTGGGTACAACTCAAGTGCAACCGTGGCGTTAATGTCCAGCGCAAGTTGTGCGGTATCAGCGAAGTCAAACACACAAGTCAGTGTACCAGACCATGACTTCTCGCCAGCGCTGTGAGTGGCCCAAGGGTCGGGTGTGCCGAGGGTTGGCGTATTCGTCTTAATCAGATCAGAACTCCGATCAATATCAAAACTGACTACTTCTCCGAGAGTGTTGGTGTCTACTTTAACAATACCTTCAGTACCGTGTGTTTGGCTCATTGCAATTGCTCCTATAGTGCCGTCTCAGGGTCACTCCCTGAAGTAACGTAAATAATATCATAACCTAAGCGAACAACACCAACGGGTTTTTCTGAATCCCCGCTTGCGAAGTCGATCTCTGTGCCAGACACGGATATGATCTTCCCAACGCCGTTAAGGTCTCGGTCGCTGCCCATAGCAGCCTCCACCTCCGCAGCAATGGTGTCAAGTGTATCATCAAGTGATGAGCTGGCTTTCGCGTAGCCTTCAATAACAATCGACAATGTGCGCCTTAGATCACGCGACATATTGACTATATCGGAGGATTCTTCCTTGGTGTAGATGGTCAGTGCGGGCAACTTGTCGTTACTGAGAGAGTACGTTCTGCTCTGGAACACGTTTGTCCCAGTGGTCGTGAGTCCTGTAACCCTAGTGGCTACCGCATCTCGGATCTGTTTACGAACGTGACTCATTGTTCCTCAAGCACCAACTCAGTCATACCTGTACCATCGGGCATGACCTCTCTGATCGTGTAGTTTGTGCCGCTGATGGTGATCGTCTCACCCTCAACCGCAGCACTCACATCAGAGGTTTTACAACTAAAAGTCGGGTCACTGGAGGCGAAGTCTACCTCTCCCCCAGCATCAACAGAACTGTACTGGTTATCAAAGATACCACGCACAGTGCCGCTATTGTATGTTGCAGCAATAGAGAAGTCATTAGCGAATAATTGCTCTAAATCAGCAATAGGATCAAGCATCTACAGGATCTTCCTGATAAGCTGCTTCAACCACTTTTGTTTGTCGTTTATTGCGAGTCTTAACAGGGTCAAGATACCCAAGCATAATTAAACGATGTACTTTGTCGTGCGTAATCTCAACAGTGACACCCGTTTTATGGGCTACCCCGTTGACAACCACGTCTTTCAATACTTTGTATTTCATGCAAAACTCCAGTTAAAAGGGCAGGGGCCGAAACCCCCACCCTATTTTCACCTAACCTCTACTACGCTGTGTCGTTGCCGTAAGCGAAGGACTCAACGTGGCGTACAGCTACATCACAAGTCTGGAACGCATTAACACGAACAGAACCAGTGTTAGACAGGCTGTAAGGGTCAACCAACAGATCCAGACCAGACCAGAAGCCTAGCAGCAGATCGTTCCAGTTACCGAAGTACATATTACCTGCGGTACCTTGGTTGGAAGAAACCAAACGATGGCCGTTCAGCCCTTTCCCGTCAGTCAAGAACTGAGCAGTACCAGAAGCCTTCTCAGTAGTCTTCATTGCGCCAACCATGTTGGTTGGGCAGATGTATGACAGGTTACCCATCAACGCATTCGCGTCTGCAACCGCAGTTTCGAGAGTAACAACCTCTGCGAAAGTTGGGTTAGCAGCAGCCCATGCTGTTACCTTAGTCAGTGAAGCTTGGTTCAACAGACCAGTAGGCTGGCCATCCGCACCAGTGCCTTCCAGACCGCCAAGATCGATAGCCAGAGCAATTGCCTGACCAAGATCATCACGGATCATGTTCTCAACGTCCATAGAAGACTGCTGGCGAAGCTGACGGGTCATGTCAGTGAATGCGCCGATCTGCTTAGGAGTCAAACTGACGGTTCCAACTGTGAACTCGCTCTCACTCGCTGCGCCACCCTCAGTAGCAATCCAGCCAGCAGAAGAAGCAGCAGTTTTCTTAGGAATGACAACATCGCCAGTCAAGCCGCTCAAAGTACGTGCGCCTGCTTGCATAACAGAAGAGTTATTGCGAAGCACGTCAATGAAGGACTCCCCACGGTAGTCATCACCGAACATTGCAGAATCATCCGCAGAGTTCAGGTCACGCTTCCAAGAACGGAGTACGTCAGCAGGGAGAATAACACCCTGTGGCTCACCCGCGAACTTATCCGCAGCAGCGTTGGTACACTCAAACTCAAACTCAGCAGCCTTGCGTGAACGCATATCGCTGGGGTTGGCCAGAGCGTTGATTAGGCGAACCAGTGAGAACTGTTTAACCTCTTCACTCTTCATGCCGATGTCGCCGTTCTCAAGCGCAGTATCTGATCCGATGGTCTCTAGCAGAGCGCCACGGAAGGTGTCAACCGACTTACCGGAGGCGATAAACTCACGCGCCATACCGCCTTGGTTGTGGCGAGCGCCAAGTTCGATGATCTCAGCAGCATTTTTCTCGGCAGCCTTGCGAGCCTTAGCCTCGATACCAGCAACGTCAATTTCAGGTGTCTTAATCTCTTCAGACATTTTCTTTTCCTCAATTTCTTGTTTAATTTCAGTTTCGGGGGGTTTCGGAGCCTCGCCAGACCGACCAACGCCAACTGTCACATCAGCGGGGATAGATACCAAACTTGCCTCAACAGGTCGCCAATTATTGACGCGATAAGTGTTATCGTCGCCATCCTTGCCAACCAATGTCATATCATGAACCTCATAACCAACGGAAATGTTGGCTTTGATCTCGTCCACAACGTCCGTAAAGGCTTCTTGAGCCAGTGCGCCTTTTCCAAAGCGTACCTTAGCGCGGAGTCTACCGCCCTCCTCATCCAACTCTACAGATTTGATAACACCGATCTGCTTCTCTGGATCGTGATCCAGTAGCAGAGGTGCGCGGCCTGAAGAAAGGAAATCCATGTCGATTTCACCTTTCTTGTGGCCTAAAACTTCATTCCCGAAGTAGCGCATGTATGGCTCTTCACTGGAGATAGCAATATCCACAGTGCGCTTCTCTTCGTTAATTGGAGCTGCTTTCACATGGAAAGATCGCTCTCCTTTGTTGTGATCCTTCAGCAGATCTTCAACTGTTACTTCAGTCATCTTTGCTAACCTCTGGCTCCACCTGTGAAAAACTAGCTCCGTATGGTTCTAGAGCATAGCTAATACCAAACTGTTGCGCAAGTTCTTTGTCCTTCTTGATCTGCGCCAACAACTCCTCAACGTCCTTACCATACTGCTCTGAGACATCTTGCAGACTGAGGACACCGTGTTGAAGCCCCGTAACCGCAGCATTCATCTCTTTCACTGGGTCAACCCAAGACCAAGTTTTAGCGCGGAAGGTGGCAGCCCCAGAGAACTTATCAAAAGTAGATGTAGGTAACGTGACATGCCCGAACTCCATAGAGGAGCGCAGCCATAACTCAAATACCGGACGGATAAAGTGATCTTCGAGGAACTTCTGGATACCTCTATAGTTGTCACGCTCCTCCAAAGCCCCCTGACGGATAGAACTGTAACTGGTTGCCTCAAGATCAGAGGCCAAGGCTGTATAGGATACACCAAGTCCAGCAGCAATACCCTTCATTACCACCTTGTGGAACGCCTCAAACTCGTTCGATGGGTACGCTGGATCGAATGATTTGAAGTCTACTCCGGTAGGTAATTGGTGGAAAGTGCCAGGATCTGCGTCCATAATGGGTACATCTCCGTCTAAATCGTCGGGAACGAACCCATCCCCGCCCGAAGAGGTGAAGAACCCCATCTTAGACGCGCCCACACGGGCGTTAATCACAGCGGCTTCTCGCAATGCACCGATCTGTTTCAACGCGGGGATTACAGGGGCCATCCAAGGTTCGCCC